AAAGAAGGTTCGCTACATGGGCAATGTGGTGTACATGGTGGGAACCAACGAAGTAGAGTTGCGCGTTGCAGGCACAGGGCTGCAAGTGATCGGCAAGAAGAGCCACCGTATGCTGCTTGATCGTGGCGCGGATCTGATTTGGGAAAGCGCAGACTTTCTTGATGTGGGACGCGAAACCATCACCGAGATTCGCAAACTCACCAAGGATGAACTGAAAACCATCCGTCCCGGAATGACCAAGCCTGCTCCAAAGAAGTAAACATGAAATCATTCAAGGATATCCGCGACCACGCATTCTGCTCCCTTCAAAGAATTGTCTTTGAGGAGTTTGACGCTGAACTCACGGAAGAGCAGATTGTTTTAGATATGCCCTCGCTTTCCTACGAAGATGTGGTAGACTACCTTGACGAAAACGAGGTGGAGTGGGAAGAAAAGGATGGTGTCATCTACATTCTTGACGCGGTGGAAGAAGCCGAGATCAGCATTGAAGACGATGACTCCGAAGAGATTGAAGAATCAGTTGACATTGAAGGCGAGATGCTGAACGAGGTCGCTGCCAAACGCAAGATCGTGGTTCGCAAGGGACGCAAGAAGATACTGTTCAAGTGCGCTCCTGGCTTCAAGAAAAAAGGACCGCGTACTTGTGTGAAGCGGGCTACGGGTCAGTTGCGTAAAATGAAACTCACTGCCAAACGAGCAGCACGAAAGGCTCGCAGCAAGAGATCACAAGCCAAGAGAAAGCGTAAACTTTCCATGCGTAAGCGTTTGACATTCGGATTGCGTCCCCGAAAGAAGAGATAAACCATGATACAGCATGAGCAGACCGACAATGGTGGGTCGGTTACAGTGAAGTCCTCTCAAGGACTGGCTTCGGTTTCGTATTCGTACTCCAACTCCGAGTCCACCCTTTCCCTGTGGTGCAGTGCATCGGATGCGTCCACTCCAAAACTAGTGAATGCAGTTGTGGAAAGCCTCACGGAGCGATTCTCTCCCACGGTGCTGTGTGTGTCTGCCAAGCACACTGAAACCCGCTACACACCCAAAGTGCATTCCCTGTTCAAGTGTTGGAGCAATCCGCACCAATCGGTGTACGCCGAAGCATTCAATTCGCGGGATATGTTCAATCGCATATGCAGTCTGTCATATGCCATGCACAACACCGACATCGTGAAAGTCACTGGCGAAGACATGAAGTTCTACGAGTACCGTGCTGTAATGAACGATCTCCGCAAGAAGACCACGCCGTTTGAGTTCTTGTCCATCAAGGAAGAGTGCGACTACAGCATCAAGAGTACATCTGCTGCGTGTGTGGACGCACTGCTTCGCTCTGCTACCGCTGCACTGGACTGCTTGACTCAACGACAACAGCAGCCGTTCCGTGAAGCACTCGCATCACTTGCTTTGCGTCAGTCCCGTGAGCGTGGATTTGACACAAAGTACTCGTATATTCAAGAAGCCACCACCGCGATTCTGTTGCCAGCAGTGGTGCGCCTTGGCAGCGCACACCCGTTCACGCAAAACATATTTTCGGAATTCTCTGCTGCGGCATCGGAATATACAGGTGCGTGTACAGAGTTCATTTCTGAATACGCCGAAATATTGGACAGCAATTCCTCAAATCCCGATTACCCCCCTACATACTAACAGGAGACTACCATGACAGACATGAGACAATACCTTGCGTGGGTCAAGCAAAACCAACAGAACAATCCTGAATGGCGTGATGCCAACAAGTGGCAGAACCGCAATCAGACTCCCGTGAACACTCCAAAGCCAGCACAGCCGAACGGCTTGCCTGAAGGCACGGAAATTGTGGACGAAACACCCAAAGAGTAAACATGAAGACTTTTCAGCATGAATTTGTGACGCTAAACGAAAACATAGAAAGCGTAGAAAGCGGCAGCGGCAGGAGATACAGCACTCCTGACGGTATTTTTCCGTCTGTTACCACCGTGACAGGATGGAAGAAGCGTGCTTTTTTTGCCAAGTGGCGGCGTGAGAACCCTGAAGAATCCAAGCGAGTACTATCCCGTGGAACCAAACTACATTCGCTCATTGAAACCTATCTCCTCAACGCTCTTACGCCAACTGCGATCACGGAATCGGAGGGAACTACAGAGAGGGACTTATTTGTGTCGATGCAGCAAGAGATTGATCGTATCGGGACGATCTACGCCATTGAAGTGCCACTGTGGTCGAAGAAGGTGGGTCTTGCGGGGCGGACGGATTGTATCGGTGAGTTTGACGGCGTTCCATCGGTCATTGATTTCAAATCTTCCAATTATCCAAAATCCGAGGACGCGATTCAAGACTACTTCATGCAAGCCACCGCGTATGCGCTCATGTGGCAGGATCGTACTGGGCAGGAATTGCGAAATATTGCCATTCTGATTGGTGTGGAGGACGGTGGCTGTCAGGTGTTCACCGCCGATCCACGGGACTATGTGCCTGATCTAGTGGAAGCCATACAGACCTATCGTGCCGAGCAGCCTGTCCGCGTTTCCTAAATACGGAAGCGGAGGACACTTTTGATACGATTCACGCAACACCTAACAGAAGCCGTAAAAGCCTCCAGTGGCAAGAATGTCCACTTGGAGCATCTAGAGGACGAAATCCTCAACAACGGCTACGCAGGCTTTAAAGCCGCTGTGTCGGCTATTCGTGGTGTAGCCGATTCGCTGTCTGCCACCGCGCCGAGCAGTCACGAAATCACCGTGAAGTGGGACGGCGCACCCGCCATCGTTTGTGGCATTGACCCGTCTAGCGGCAAGTTCTTTGTGGGCACGAAGAGCGTGTTCAATGTGACTCCCAAACTGAACTTCACCAACGCAGACATTGACGCGAACCATCCATCGGTGGGTCTAAACGAAAAACTGAAACTCGCACTACAGTACTTGCCCAAACTAGGCATCAAGGGCATCTTGCAGGGCGATCTCATGTTTGACAGCGGCTCTCTTGTCCGCACAAAGATTGACGGCAAGCCCATGCTGACCTTTACGCCCAACACCATTACCTACGCGGTGGAGCCTGGCAGTCACTTGGGCAAGCGCATCTTGGGTGCAAAGATGGGCATCGTGTTCCACACAGCATACGAAGGCACTAGCATTGCCACCGCAACCGCCAAGTTCAATCCTGATTTGAGTGGACTGCGGAACACGAAGGATGTGTGGTTTGACAACGCCACTCTGCGAATCGCGGACGGCAGCGGCTTGTTCTCACCCGATGACCGCAAAGACCTTGAGTCGGCTATTGCAAAGGTTGAAGAAGCGGCTGCTGCACTCAAGACTACCATGAACGCCATCGCAAAGAATCAGGGCGTGAAAGACGCAATCAAAATGTATGTGAACTCGCTTGTGTCGCAGGGCAGTCTTAGTTCACACGCTGATGTAAACGATATGCTTGCGTTTCTTGGAGCCAAAGCCCAAGCCAAGCGCAAGACCAAGATGACCAAGCCCACGCCAAGCATGGAGTGGATCAAGCGCAATCGCAATCAGATTGCTCGGGTATTCGCACTACATAATCAGTTGGCACAACTCAAACTGGTTGTGGTGAAGAAACTCGCGTCCATGTCAGGCAAGATCGGAACATTCATCCGTGACGGCAAGGGCTACCGAGTCACAGCACCCGAAGGATTTGTAGCCATTGACCGCATGAGCAATGCGGCAGTGAAACTGGTAGATCGCCTTGATTTTTCGCGCAGCAACTTCACAGTGCCGAAAAATTGGGGCAAAGACTAACGAGCAGTTGGTTCAGGAAGTGCAATATCGGAGGTGATCCCCGTGGCTAAACAGCAAGAGAAATCTAAGTCTGCGCGACCAGGCAAAACCATCGTGGTAGCCTTCGGTCGCTTTCAGCCACCAACTTCAGGACACCAACTGCTCGTTGACACTTTGGTAGAGGCTGCGAAGAAACACGGCGCAGAACACGCCATGTTCAGCAGTCGTACCAACGACCCTAAAAAGAATCCTCTAACCCCCAAGCAGAAGTTTCACTATCTGAAAAAGTTCTTTCCTGAAGCCAACTTTATTGATAATGCAAACATCAAGAATCCCGTGGATATGTTGTATTGGCTGGCTAAAAAGGGATACGACCATGTGCTGATTGTGGGTGGACAAGACCGTGCAGGCGAGTACGATGCCTTCAAAAAGTTTATGAGTCCCAAAAGCAAGGAACCGCTGAAACTGAAATCCATCAATGTGATCAGCGCAGGGCAGCGCGATCCCGATGCGGGTGGTGTGCAAGGCATGAGCGCGTCCAAACTCCGTGCAGCGGTGGCTGCGGATGACTTTGCCACATTCAAGACGGGTATGCCCCGCCGTGCCAACGCAAGCGACATCAAGTCGCTGTTCTCCGATCTGAAGAAGGGCATGAGAACCGTTCGCAAAGAAGACATCAACTACACCGACATCTACTCGTCAGCGGCTTTGCGCCTCATGGAGAGCGACAAGTACAAGCGGCGACCCGATACGCCGGGGCAGACAGGCGGCTTCTCCAAGCACAATAAAATATACCCTATCCCACCGTGCAAGATTGACGAAGACTTGGCGCGGTGGTTCAAAGAGAAATGGGTGAACATTGGCGGCAAAAAGGACAAGTCGGGGCACTATCCGCCCTGTGGTCGCCACGACACTTCCACGGGCAAGTACCCCAAGTGCCGTCCTGCTCGTAAAGTAAGCAGCGAAACGCCTAAAACGGTGGGTGAAATGACCCCAAAGGAGCGGAAACGGGCGGTAATTCAAAAAAGACGAGCCGAGCCTGAAACGCAAAGAAGCGGAAAAGGCAACGCTCCGCACATGACGAGCCACCTGAAAAAATCTAAATAAAGGGACAACAGGAGACACACATGGACCCAATGGGCAAAAATTCCGCTATCTCGTCTAAACTAAACACCCTTCTACGGATGGGCTTGGTGTCCAAGAACAATGTGCGCCGTGCCATGACCCTGTTTGCTGATCCCGACAAGGCACTCAAGAATCCTGCGTACCGCACTCTCATGCAGGAAATCATGGTGGATGTTGTGGATCGGGTTGTGAACAACAAAAGCCTGTACACCACCATGCGTGCTACCCTTGCAAAAGAGCCTGCCACTGTGATTGAGGATGTGGAGAAAGAGCGCACCAAGACGCTGCTCCGCACCGGACTTGTCAAGAAGAAGGATATTGTTGCTGCCCGCCGAGCCTTGGAGGCTCCCACTACGGCTACCGCAAAGACTATGGGTGCGTCCAAAGTGTACCGCGACATGATGATTGACATGATGGACTCAATGGTCAAGAAGATCACTGGCTCACCCGTGCTGTTCAACGCTTTCAAGAAAACAATGGGCAATCCATTGGAAGACATTGAAGAGTCGTTTGAAGTTCCCAATGCAGAAACTCTGCAAGAGT